ATTCCCCTGCGTATATCTAACTTCCGGATCCCTTGTCAGTATCCCCAGCAAAATAACCTTGTTCATTCTTCTACCTCCAGTTCTTCCCAAACAGCTTCATGAACTCCTCATGGCTGTGTTTTTCTTCAAACGCCTCTTGTGCTATCGATTCCAGCTCCCTGTCATATCTCCCCTTGTCATGCAATAGCATGTGGCAAGACACACACAAATGTACTGTCAGTCCGTATTTATCCGCAAGCTTCCTGTAGCAGCCATGCAGACAATGATGGACATGCTCAGGACCGTATCTCCGGCATATAAAGCATTTCTCTGAATCGTCTCCGGGTATTATGCTTTTCATTGCGCCTTATCCTCCAGGTACGCCGTAGCTTCTCCCAAAGTGCCTATCAACGCCCGGACAGAACTCGGAATCTTTGCGTCCTCTCGTTCCCTTTCCAGCTGCGTATTGTATGCCCGGATAAAATGCGACTGCTCTACGGTTTCTACAGTTTCCGTGTCTATTTGCGCCAGTTCCCTTAGGCTTGCAGGGCTCCCTATTGCTCTTTGGCAAGCCGGAGGTAATTTCTCAAACTCCTCCTCTGCACCGTAATATCCATTCCGGATTGCTTTACGCACAATAGCCCATGCTTCAGTCCCGGTCATCTCCGCTATCTTGGGCTTACTCAGTTTCAAGATGTTATCCACTATCTGCCCCGGGCATGGTGGAAATCCCTTTGTATCGCTGGACAAGTACACCTTTAATCCGGCAGAGCCTTGCTCGTATGTATAATCCGTTAGCACGGACAACCAGGCAGAAATCATGTTATCAAGATCCTGCGTTGTATACCGGGAAAAGCTATTGGGGTATGTGGCCTTTACGACATAAATCAGCTTTGCAATCTCCGCCTTCGTCATCATGCACCTTCTTCCCCGATAATCCCAAGCAGATAATCATTTGCATCAAAAGCACCGCGCCTAGGCGCTGCACGGCTTTCTCGCTTTTCCCAAGTTCGGACTGCTGCCTTCCAGTCCTTCATAGGCGCATTCCCCACCTTCCAGCCTTTAGCCGCATAGAAATCTACAAAGGACTCCGCATCTACAGCATTTTCCCTTTCCCGGCAATACTCCCTTACCTCGGCAGCGGAGGGAGGAGAGAAGCGTTTACACGCCTCTCTTTTTTTTGGTACCGTAGGTACCTCCTCTACCTCTTCCTTATCCTCTACCTCTTCCTTATCCTCTTCCTCTTCCTCTATAGCCATTTTTGCCATTTCCGTTTTTTCTTCGTTATGGCTAAAATAGCACTTGCCATTTTTGCCATCTTCGGAATGGCACTTGCTATTTTTGCCATTTTCGGAAGTATTATTGTTATCGTCTTGCCATCTACTTTCAGCACCCTTTTTCCCATTTTTAGCCTTTGCTTCGCAGTTGGAAATATATTTTTCTTCATCTTTTTTGAACTGCATTAATACCATCTCAAAAACTCCCTTAATCAAAGGGTTCTCAATGGTGTATTCTTTTCCGCTTTGATAACAGCAAATAGCATAAAATAACTCGCCTAGCTGTTCCTTCGGCAAATTCTCAAACAGTGGATTCCAGCCTCTATAAAGCATATAAGATTCTTTATCTATTGATGTAACTGCCATGACTAAACCTCTTTTTCTCCTTAAGTTCTGTATAACACTATTCTCTGGCCTTCTTGTAAAAGCCCGGTATCATTCTTTCTTCTCCAGCGAGGCAAGTATGGCCTTCATCTCCGCAGAAGCCGGTACCTCTAAATGCATATCTTGCATTTCTGAAATTACTCCATTGAGAAGTCGGGAAAACTCAGCGCTATCGTAAGTGCTGGATCCAAAGAAGCAGAGCATTTGTACCATAGGCTTTCCATCTACCTGTGTTTCTCCGACTATCTTTGTTTCCCTCCATTGCAGACGAACAGCTTCAACTACTTCGGGTTTAACCAGTATGTGAGTGAATTTTCCATATCTTTCAAGCATGAGCAGATACACGCTCCAATTATCCTGATTAATTGCCTTGGCAATGTCTCCAAGGCAAGCCCATAAACAGGCATTTGCATCGAGGCTTCTGCGTGCACGGTGTTGGACAAAACTAATATCCAGGTCTTTATTCTTATACTTCTCTAAGTCCTCAGGGCTGGCCTGTATCTCGAAGGAGATAATAGGATATTCAGCCCTGAATGGAATCTCCAGCCCGGTTACCCTTCCTCTAGCTTTCATTTACGCTCCTTATTCCTATTCCGTACCGCATACGATAAACATTCCAATGGTTACAAAAATCTGTAATACCGTCATGGCCATACTGGCCTGTCTGTACATATCCCCTATTGGACCTATACAAAGGGATTTACAAATGCAGTATCCTGTAACAAACAAAAGTGTTACTGATAGACCAAGTATTCCCACTTCAAGCTTTCTCATGCTGTCCTCCCGGCTATAATCCTTTTAGCCTCTCCCATGTTGTCCGTAATAGGAAATCTATAGCGTACTGCTGCACATCATTCCACATTTCCGGCTTTCCTATACTCTTAAACTCCTCCATGAGTTTTTCTTTAAGCTCTTTTTCTTCTTTTTTCGCAAGTTCGTACAAATGGTTTGTTTTTTCTTGCATTTTCACGCTGTCTCCTTTCTTTCCTTTTCAGGTGCTCCAGGATATGCATTAGCACTATAGCGGCCATCATGCTAAGCAGCATACAGGCAGAAAACACATCCGCTCCTATCGTCTCTGTATCAAGGGCGGAGACTACGGCCATAAGGAATATCAGGTTAATGCCGGATAGCAGTTTTACGATTTTGATTTTCATTTCCCCTCCTACGCATTTTTCTGCCGGATATCCAACACCGGAGACGGAAAATAGCTTCTTACCATGCTAACAATCTCTTCATCTGTAGCATGGAAATACTTGCAGATCTGCGCAAAATCCTTAAGCTGCCAATTACCATCTGCTTTCCTGAGGCTGATAGTCTTTTCTGATACGCATAAGTACCTTGCTACCGCACTCTGCTTAATCCCTTGTTTTGCTTTGCCAATGTCGATAAACTTCTTTATATCTTCGCCTTGTTTTCTGTTGATTCGGTGTCTTGGCATAAGTTGCCTCCTTCTTTCTTAAGCTTGCTTCCACTCCATGCTATGCGCGGAAAGAACATATTGACTGCTCCTTCATTACTAAGCCCCATATAATTTGCCACTATAGAAATTTGCCCCATTGTTAACTTGTTATTTCTAAACCTTTTTCTGTAGTCTTCCGGTGTGAGATTCAGAAGCTCCGCAAGTTCCACTGATGATATTGGATTCACATCTATCCCCTTTCTTCCAAAGCCCCATCTTCTACTTCCTCCTCTTCATCTAAAACGTCTCTGATATGATTTCCCAGGAGAATTTCACTTAGTAGTTCTTCCAGTTCCTGCCCTTGCTCTTCTGCCACTGTCTTATAATGGCCATATACTTCATCTTCTATTTCAAGTATTACCGTTTTCATATTTGCCTCTTTTCTTTAGTTCCTTAAAAATTTCGTATTTAGAAATTACTAATTAGCTCCCTTATTACTTGAAAGCTCGATAGCAATATTGATTTCGGCATCGAGCTTTCTTTCTTCTGCCTCTTTTTCTGCTTCCTCAATTAATTTATACAGTTCTGAAAATTCTGAGGTTTTCGTATAATTGCTGATTCTCACAGTAAGTTTTCTTTGTTCTTCCATTTTCCTTTTCCTTTCTTTGGCCTGCTGCCAACTTGCTTCTCTCTTCCTGTCCGTGCTATACTGGGCACGAACTAAATTATTTGGTTTAGGTATGAGGGGTTACTGATCTTGCACATCGGTAACTCCATTTTCTTTTTAGATTTCACCTTCGGTCTGCCTTTCGTAATAATCATTTGCTAACTCTGATATAAACTCCTCAACAGTTCTTGATTCGTATGAGCAAACCCATGACAGCCACCTATACACATGGCTTGCAATCTTGATAGTTACTTCTTTCATGCCATTTCTCTCCTTTCTCCAAAAATCCCCATAATATTTGTAAAACCAGACCATTTCTTGTTTGTCCTCTTTTCTTTGCTTCCTCGGACAGCTTCTTCTGTAATTCCTGCGGAACTCTTATTGTCATTATTTGCATTTTTCTTCCTCTCATTGGTATCTATTTTAATTCTTGTAAATAGAAGCCATTTGGCTACAATATTGATATCTTTCAAAACAAAGGAGGAAACCTTATGTCTATTCAAGCCAACCCTTATCCATTACGTATTGACAAGGAAGTGATGGATAAAATCAAGTTCATTGCCAATGAATCAGGGCGTTCTGTAAACAAGGAAATTGAGTATCAACTAAAAGCTGCTATCCATTCTTATGAATCTGAGCATGGCAAAATCCGTTTTCCAGATTGTTAAGTGATATCACTTTGCTAGTTATATTATCTTTTCATAGTGATGTCAATATGAAAGTATATTTTTTCTTTTCATCATGCTATAACAATGACATCATATAGAAACCAAAGGAGGTTGTTATGGCTACAAATAAGCGTCCAACCATGTTACGTTTACCTGATGAAATGTTTCTGAAAATACATGCAATCTCAGCTCTCGAACATCGGTCAATGAATAAAGAGATTGAATTTATCTTGGATTCCTATATTCAGTCCTATGAATCTGAGCATGGCGAAGTCCATCTTCCAGATATTGAATAAGCAGTCCATTCATGCTTATTCCTGTCTTGACCGATTCTTTTCCAAGCGCTTCCTTCAGTCCTTCCGTAAGCCTTACCGTGAAAGTGACCGGAACGCTCTTATTTAGCCTTACTATTTTCATATTTACCTCCTATAGTTGTCCGTGCTATACTGAGCACGAACTAAATACATAAATTTGTTCTCGGGGTTACCTGTCGTGGTGGGCGGTAACTCCCTTTTTCTTTTCAGGTGTCTGATCCGGCACAATCTCCACTTCTGTACCTATGGTTTGCCACCCTTCTGTATTTTCGGAACTTCTGGCCATATCACGGATTTCCTCTTCAACCATTCTCACTGCATCCGACATATAGAAAATTCCTGATACTTTAAAGTCCAGCTCTATAGTTGCCCTTATTTTGAATGCAGCCATGATTCATTTTCCTTTCCGTTTGCCAGCTTATCTAATTCCTCTCTTAGCTCCATGGCCAAACCTTGAAGCATCAAGATTTCAGACAACACAATCTCCTCAATGCCCTTAGAGTCTTTCGCTTTTTCCAAATTCTCTTTCTCCAAGTCAATGAGCACATGAAGTGCATTTATGCCCTGCTGCCCCTTGGATTTAAGGTACATCATATGCGCCCATGCCATCATCTCGTGGCAATACTTTAGTCCTTTGACATTTTCCTCTAAATACCCCTCATTCAATCCTCTTCCTCCTTTCGCCTGGCTCCCTTCTCTCTCTTGCTTACTGCTTCCAGAAGCACATCTGATAAGTAATGAAGCAATAAGGCCTCGGCTTGCATAAAATCCGCTATGCCGGAACGCTCTTCTTTCTCAAAGCGAAGCAACTCCTCTATAGCACTGCTGCCCAGCTTCCCTTCTGAATCGAGGAACTCTATATGCTCTTTACCTATGAGGCGTGCCTTCTGGAGCAGTTCCCTATGCGCACTAATCGTCATTCTTTTCCTCCTGTTCCTTTTCGGTTTCCTCTGCTTTCTTTTTGTATCCTTCCCCATATCCCAGTAGGTAGGCTCTGCTATCACTACTCATTTTGGGGAGGATTTCTTTAAATGTTTTCAGTAAGTCCTTCTCTGTTGCCGAAATTGTAGAATCCATTTTTGCTATCACCTTCTTTCTGTTTTGCTTTTTCGCTATTTTTTGTGGTGCTTAATGACAATATAGCGTTATTAGACACCTCTGTCAACAACTTTATGTTGCTTGATGACATTTTTTCTTGACGACTGATTTTTCTTCTTATATACTCGTGCTTAGAAAGAAGGTGAGGTTATGGAGATTAAAGATAGAATTAAAGAGTTAAGAAAAGCCAAAGGCTTAACACAGCTTGAGTTTGCAGATAAATTGAAAGTTAGTAGAAGTAATATTGCAAGTTATGAAACCGGGAAGAATGAACTTAGCAGCGCTGTCATTTCCCTTATCTGTAAAACATTTTCCGTATCAGAAACATGGCTCCGCACCGGTGAGGGCGAAATGTTCTCGGAAAACTCCCGGGAAGAACAGATTTCGGCATTCATGGGGGACACTTTGGCCGCCGAGCCGGAGGATTTCAAAAAACGCTTTGTCTCTATGCTGGCCAGCCTTAATCTTGAGGAGTGGAAACTACTGGAGAAAATTGCAAAGGAACTTGTGGAAAAAGACCAAGAAAAAAGACGGGACTAATGCCCGCCTACGAAGTGCAGAAGTAAGATATAGATTCTTCTCAGTTCGTTTTCTGTAAGACCATTGAGTAAAGCAATTATTTCTTCTTTCATAACCCTCTCCTGCTGCACAACCTAAGATAGCGATAGGAATATAATAACAAACAAATGTTCTGTTTCAAATCGGTACGGGATATAAAATTTTCTTATAGGAGAGACAGGTATTTTTTTAAAGGAGCTTAAATGAATCCAATACTCAGCACCGAGGAAGCCAAGGAGCTTCTTGAGTTGATAAAAGAAACTGCCACACGGTATTTATATTTTCCAGATCCAGGGCAGAAAATAGTATTTAACGCCAAGGCAATTCACACTAAAGACGAATTTGCTATTCAGATTTTTAGGGGAAGAATCAAACAGGGAAAGTACAGCTTTCAGACTATAGTGAAAAGAAATAATGTCCCGTTACTGGCCTTAGATGTTGATGATGCTTCAGTACATCTTAATCCGGACGGACAAAAGATTTTAGGCTCTCACTGGCACATTTATACCGAAGAATACAATAGATCATTTGCATTTCCGGCCGAAAACATTGATTCCGTCAACTTTGTAGAAAACAGTTTACTTTACTTCAAGAAAATAAACTTGATTCATCCGCCACAAGTACGGGAGCAAAAATATATGATTTTAGAATAGGAGGAGCTGTATGGATATAGAAAAACGCATAGACGAATATCTTAAATGGCTGAAACAGGAAATCCGTTTCTCTCCCTTATCAAACGGCTACTATGAACTTGTTACGCCTTTCTTAGACTCGTCAAATGACTATATACAGTTTTATGTAAAAGAAGAAAATGGCCATTTATTCTTCACTGATGATTCATGGACACTCAACACTTTAGAAATGAGTGGAATAAAGCTAAGTGAGAAAAGAATGTCTCAAATAGAACAGATTGCTGCGCAGTTCGGGGTTAGACTGGATAAATCAGAGCTTACTTACAAGACAAATGTAAAAAACTTTCCTCTTGGCAAAATGCAGTTCACCCAAGCAATGCTCCGGATCGGGGATATGTATCTCACATCACAAAGCAAAGTACAGACCTATTTTCATGAGGATGTGGATGATTTTTTCCGGGAAAAAGAAATCTTTGCTTCAAAGAATGTCTCATTTACCGGCAAATCCAGTTATCCGCATACCTTTGACTATATGTGGAGCCGAACTAAGACTCATCCGGAACGAGTTTGCAATGTGATTAGTACGCCGAATAAGGCTAATTTTACCAGTAGTATTTTCTCTTGTTCTGATACTATCGGAGCAAGAAGAGACTCCCAGTGTATCTTAATCGTGAATGATGAAAAGAAAATCAATGAGGAGGAACTTGTAGCTGCGCAAAACTATGGCATTCATGTTATTAAGTGGAGCGAACGAGAGGACCAGAATAATTTAAGTATGATAGCAAGCTAATCATTTTACATTCTTGCAATTTTTAATTCCACGTCCGATAATATAGGGGCAGGTAGAAATACGCTGTATACTCATGTAACCGAATTGACGTTTAAGCGAACTGTAAGCTCGCCGGCCATGAGGCATAATATCTCCCCTAGAAGTAGTCGCCTGATCAGTGATGAAACTAGGGGTATTTTTTTATACCTTTTCGACAAATATTTTTACAAATATTATATTGACAAATATAATTATATTTGTTATTATATATACATGAGGAGGAAACAATATGAAAAGTTACTCATCAAGGGAAGTACTCAAGATACTTAAGAAGGACGGCTGGTATGAAATCATGTGCGTTGGGAGCCATCACCAATTCAAGCATCCAACTAAAAAGGGAAAAGTTACAGTAAAACACCCGGACAAAGACATACCACGAGACACCTTAGACAGTATCGAAAGACAATCAGGGCTACGATTTCGGTAGCCCTACCCTTGAAGAATTCATATAAAGGAGAACAGAATGAAAAAGAACAATTATATTTATCCGGCGGTATTTACTTTCGAGGAAGGACAGGAAATTGCAGTACTTTTCCCTGATTTTGATGTTGCCACAAGCGGAGTTGATGAGGAAGATGCCTTTAAATCTGCCAAAGAACTTTTAGGGCTTACTCTTTATAGCATGGAAGAAGACAAAGAAGAAATCCCCCAGCCATCCCTGATTAGCGAGCTGCAGCTTAAGAAGAATCAAGTTTCTTGCTTAGTGGATGTTTTTATGCCCTCAATCCGAGAAGCACAGAACAATAAATCCGTGAATCGTACTGTAACTCTTCCTGCGTGGCTGAATGCCAAGTCTTTAGAGCTTGGAGTCAACTTCTCTCAGGTACTGCAAGAAGCGTTACTAGAGAGATTACAGGCTTAGCATAAGGCTTTCAAAGGGTGTCGCATTTTGCTACATCCTTTCTTTTAACTTGTCCAAATTTAGAGAAAGGAGGGATTTTAAATGGGCATAGAGAAACTGCCTAGTGGGAATTATCGGATACGATTTGAGAAAGACAAGAAGCGATACTCCATATTAACGGACACCAAACCCACAAGACGAGAACAGGCAGCATTGATACAGGAGTTCTTGGAGAACCTATCTACTGAATCAATAGATAGAAAAGGCTCATTCAAGAAATACGCCGAAGAATACATAAAAACGAAAGAAAATGTATTGTCTGCCTCAACAATCAAGGGATACAGGCACGCCTTGAAAGCGCTTCCTGATTCCTTCGTCAATACTCCCCTCTTCGAGATTGAGCAGCATACGGTAACAAAGCTGGTTAATTCCATGGTAAACGAAGTAAAGCCAAAGACAATCTATAACCGGCACGGGTTCGTGTCTGCCGTTCTTAAAGAGTTTCGCCCGGGATTCGTACTGAATACAAAACTTCCAAGAAAAGAACAGCTGGATATCTATACGCCGTCAGAGAAGGAAGTTAAGGCAGTATTCAAGTATATAGACAGCAATCCGGTATTCCGTAGATATTACATCCCGATATATCTTGGTGCCATGGGACTAAGACGCTCTGAAATAGGCGCATTGACTATAGATGATCTATCTGAGGATAACACCTTAACTATCTGCAAAGCTAAGGTCCAGAATAGTGATAACAAATGGCTTATCCAGCCATATACCAAGACTGAAAAGAGTAACAGGAAGATTCCACTCCCTGCTAAGCTGGCTGACAGAATCAGGGAACAGGGATACCTATATGAAGGTAGCTTGAATCAGATTTACTGTACTTTGGATTCTGCACAAAAGGCATTAGGACTGCCCCGCTTTGGGATTCACCGCTTGCGCTCATATTTTGCTTCTAAGGCTCATGCCTTAGGTCTTCCTGATTCTATTATTTTGACATTAGGCGGGTGGAAGTCTGATAATGTAATGAAAAATATTTATAGAAAAGCTTTGGAAGAAGATATTACAAAAGGCTCAAAGAAATACCTTAAGCACTTCAAGGATATATAG